GGATCTCGGAGCTGACATCGAGCAGCTTCTTTCGCGCGAGCGCCTTGAGGTTCTCAAGGCGCTCGTCCTGGGTCTCGCCATCGAGCTCGCTGACCTGCTCGACCGTGGAATTCTCGCGCCACGAGCGCGATGGCAGAGATGCCATGCTGTCCGGGTCGATATTGCGAGCTTGGGCGACAAGCGTCTCATCGTCTGTCTCATAAGTGAGGACGACGATGTTGGGCGTGTTGCGCCAATCGTTCTCCGACGAGATGCCGGGCATGAGTGTCGAGGTCTCGTCGTTGGCGAATGTCCAGGCGAGCTCGCGCGCCGCCGGCTCGACATATGGCTTGAGGATGACCGTGCCGTAGGCATCGGTATCGGCAGAGCCGTAACCGGCAGCATCGAGCAGGTAGTTGACCACATCGAGCAGCGTATCGTCCGGCGCGAACGTATGGTCGCAGCTCAGCAGGTAGCCGGATGACTGGCAGTTGGTTCGCAGGCCGGCGCCGGTGATGATCTTGTTGGCGGCGGCGATAGCGTTAGTGCCTGCCGCGACCGTGTAAGGCACCTTGAGCTTGGTATCGGACAGAACCTTGAGCAGCGAATAGAGCTTCGCGGTGCCGGACTGCCTGACACCTCCCCCATCGAGCGAGGTGTAGTCGGGCTCGTCTGACTCCACGAGGACGGTCGCGCGCCTCTGCTCGACCGTCTGACCGTTTCGGTCGCGGAACGTGTAGACGAGCGCGAGCGCGTCCACCTCATCGGGTGCGGTGCCGAAATACTTGAGCGAACCGGACGTCTTGAGCGTGTCGAAAGCCGAGCGGTTGATGCTCGCGCTCTCGATGTTGTCGTAAAGCCCGAGCTCGTCCCACGTGCCCCACTTGATACGGCGATAGAGCCACCCGGCATCGTAGCGAGGGCCGTGCCAGTCAGCCATCAGACCTCGCCTCCATCGACTCTCGTGATGGACACCGAGACCGAGGCGCTGTAGTCCTCGAAGCCGTCATACTCCTCATCGATTTTCGCCGAAGCGGAGCAGTGGAAAACATCACCTGACAGGCTCTTGTAGATCTTGTCTCCGGAGGCGAATGTCATGCTCTCGAATGCGCGAGCCTGCTCTCGCGACTCAACCCATCCAGAGAAATCAATCTTGAGTGAGCGTTGACGCGATTGGACGAGCAAAGGCCACGTCCTGCCATCTAGCTCGACAATCTCATCGGACGGGCGCGTCGGCGTGCGCGAGCCGGAAGGCTCCCACATCGCCTGAGCGATACCGCCGTCGTAAACGATGAACCACCAAGGCGTCTCGATGATGCCGGTCGCGGTCGAGGTATTGACGGCACCGGTGCCCGAGGTCGTGACGGCCTCGTAGGTGTACTCGACATTGAGTGGAGCGAAGCGGTCGATGACCTCGGCGCCGTCGCTCATGTCCGAGCCGATCTTGATGCGACCGGTCTCGGTCACTCGGTAGAGGTCGAGGCGCACGGCGGATGCGAGCTCGCTGTCGCGCGAGAGCCTGACTTGCACGGTCGCGCATCCGGTATCCGGGTCCGTCTCGACGAATATGTTGCCGCGCTGCGGCAGGCGGAACTTGGTCGTGACGGTGCGCCTGGTGGTCGCCGTGAGCGACGAGGTCGAGCGGGACGTGACGTCGATGACGTAGGTCTCGCCATCGACCGGGACCCACTCGTCGGCAGTGATGGTGGTCATGAGGGACTTGCCGAGCGACTTTGTAAAAACCGTCTCGCCGTCGCGCGTGATCGTGAGCGTCGATGCCTGCACGGTGCCGGACTGGTCGATATACGTCAGCTTTACCGAGATCGGAACGTCGGTAATAACGAAGCCGTCAGCGGGTTGCTCGATGACAACGGTCGGTCGCTGCCTGACCGTGAAGGTGCGGTTTGCGGACCATGGGCCGTAATTCTCATCGGCGCCCTTGGTGCGTACGCGCCAGACAACCTGCTGGTTGACGCCATAGGCGTTTGCCTTAACGATTGTGCTCTGATTGCCGGTGACGGTATCGACCGTCCAGCTGCTGCCGCCGTCGGTGCTGATGGCGAGCTCGGCCTTTTGCTGATCGGAGCCGTCATACGGGTTGTGTCGCCACTGGTATGCGACCGTAGGCTCGCTGGACGCGATAACGCCCGATGACGCCGGCAACACGAGTGTCGGCGCCATCGGCGGGCAGATCGTAACGACCGAGTCAGACTCAGCCCATTCACTGTCGAGGTGCAGGCGCTTGTTTCGAGCGCGCAGCTTGAAGGTGCCACCGCCGAGGTCGACATCAAAGGTCTTAACGAGGCCGTCGACATAGGTCGACTCGCCCCATTCCCCCCATCCCGTGCTCCCCTGTTTGCACGTCTGATACTCGAGCGATGTCGCCGTATTCGAGCTGTTGTCAAGTGTCGCGGTGACGATCGTGTTGCTCTTTCGCGCTACCGAGACGAATCTCGGCGGTGCCGGCGTGTTGTAGACGGGTCCGGCGTACTGGTAGTCAGGTGCCGAGCCGCTGTAGTTGTTGGGTATGACTCGCCACTCATAAGAGTGGTCCGGTGCGGTCGATGCCGTCCAGGACGTCGGCGAGTTGGTGAGGTCAGCTACATTCGACCATGCGCCGCCGTCGATGCGCTGATCGATGTAGATGTGTCGGTACGGACGGGCGGCATGAGCGTTGTTTCCCCACGACAGCTTCGCGGAGCTGTCCGATTGGCGCTCGACCTTGAGGCCGGAAATGTTGTAGGGTTGCCATTCCGGCGCGCCAACCGTCTCGACACCATCGACCGACGATTTATGGTAAGCACCGGAATATGAGGTGTAGTCCGCCGAGATGCTGGAGCGCGCCGTGTATCCGTAGCCGGGGTCTCCCCAGTCACACCATCCAGTGTCCGCATAGACTCCTTTGCCGTAGAGCCTGACGGTCTGTCCCCAGCTCGTCTTGAGCACCGTGCCATTGAATGCCGAACCAGCTGAGACTTCGACGTAATAGCGCGCCTGGACATGGACGATGTCATCGCGGTAGTTGCTGAAGCTGTAGGCGACAACGACTCGGAACGATGCGCCGGGACCAGCCCAATTGCCGTAATGGTATCCCATGCGCTACCTCCCGTTGGCGGTCATAGCCTGGTCGATGGCGCCGAAGACCTTGCATGCGACCGCATCTGCAATCTCATCGGCGTTGCCCTGGGCGTAGACGGTAATCTGCAAGTTGTTGGTCGAAGATGCGGCAGCATGGCGCTCAAAAGTGTCCTCGATGAATCCGCGGAGGATTGAGAGCGGCAGCACGGCCTCGGGGCCGGCTTCGCCGCCGACCATGGCGCGGTCGCCATTGAATCCGAAAAGCGTCGGCCTTGTCAGGATGCCGCCCTTGGCATACCACTCGACGCTGATTTTCGGCGTCCTCGGCGGGACGATCGAGAAATCACCGCTGATGGAAAAGTGCGGCAGGTTGATGTGTGGCAGTTGCAGCCTGCAACTGCTGAAAAATCCCGAAATCGCATTTAGCGCGCCCGACACGGTAGACTTCGCGACGCCGAGCTTATCGGAAAAGAAATTAACGACCCCCTGTAGGGCCCCGCCCACGATTGAGGTGATCGCATTAAACTGACCGAAAAAAACGGAGACCACGGAGCCAAGAATTCCGCCGATCGCACCGGCAAGGCCATTTAAAATTCCAGACGCGATAGAGGACAAGCCGCTCAGAATTGTCTGCACGCCATTTTGCGCCATCGTGAAATTTCCGGTAAAAATACCGACAATTACGCCAAGAACGGTATCAATTACACCTTGGACAACGGCCATCCCGCCGGTTATGACCTGTAGCAGGCCGGAGGCGAAAGCCATGGCGCCAGAGACGATAAAACCGAATCCGGTGATGTATCCATCGACCAAAGATTGAAGCGCCGGCAACAGGCCGGTCGTGAAAAACACCGACAGAGCATCGAGCACCGGCTGGATTTGCGCGACCGCCTGCGAAATCGTGTCGCAAATCTGCTGCCAAATCCCCATGACCGTGTTGCGGAAGCTGTCATTGGTATTCCACAGGTAGACGAGCGCAGCTGTCGCCGCGGCGATGGCGATTGCGACAAGCCCGATCGGCGAGAGCAGGAAACTGACCGCACCTCCGAGCGCGGTCACACCGCCGGACACGGCGGTCAGAATCGGCACGATGTTCGCACCGATGGCGAATGCCGCGATACCGGCGGCACCGCCCGCCACGGCGGGCGCGATCTGGTCGAAGTTGTCGATAAGATTGCCGACTGCCGGAACCACGTCATTGCTGATGACCTGGACCGACTCGCGCAAGGGCTCCTTGAATTTGTCGTAGAGCTTGAGGCCGACTTCCTCGAGCGCCGAATCGAGATTGCTCAGGTCGCCGGCGAGGTTGTCGGTCATGGTCGCGGCCATGTCCTGAGCCGCACCGTTGGAGTTGTACAGCTCGTCGCGGAAGCTGCCCAGCTCATCGGTACCGGCATTGAGGATGAGATTGAGGCCCTTGATGGAGTCGGCGGTGAAGGTAGATTGCAGCGCACTCGCCTTTTCAGCGTCGCCCATGCCATTTGTCGCGCTCTCGACATCGCGCATGATGTCGATCATGTCACGGTAGTTGCCGTTGGCGTCCATCACGGCAACGCTCGCATCGCCGATCTTGATGGCGCCATCGGACATCTTCGCCGTCATGTCGCGCATGACGGCGTTGAGCGCGGTGCCGGCCTCGGAGCCCTTGAGTCCCTGATTGGACAGCTCTGAGATAAAGGCCGTCGTGGTCTGCACATCCATGCCGGCAGCGTTGCAGTTGGCGGCGCAATTCTTAAATGCGGCGCCAAGCTGCTCGACGTTGGTGTTGGCGTTGCCCTGGGCGTAAGCCAAAACATCCGTCATCGTGGCGGCATCGCTCGCCTGCATCGAGAAAGCCGACAGATAGTCGGTGAGCAGGTCGGACGCCGACGCGAGGTCCATCGAGCCTGCCTGTGCGAGCGTGAGTACGCCGTTGATGCCGTCGAGCGACTGCTCGGTATCCCAGCCGGCAAGGGCCATGTAGCCGAATGCGTCGGCTACCTGAGCCGCTGAGAAAGTGGTCGTGCCACCGAGCTCGCGCGACTTCGCCTCAAGGCGCTCCATGTCATCGGCGCTCGCGCCAGAGAGCGCCTGGACGTTGGATAGCGACAACTCGAAGGTCTTGCCGAGGTCAACGACCTCCTTGGCGGTGTCCTTTGCGCCCTGTGCGACGCGCGAGAGCGCATCGCTCGCGAGATTTGACAGCACGCCCTTGGCGACCGTGAAGCCGTCGTTGGCGCGGTCGGCTGAATCGGCGAGGTTGTCCTCCTCGCGCGCGAGCTCGGCTGCGGCGTCCTCGGCGGCGCGCACCTTGGATTCGTTTTGCCGGAGCTCGGAATTGAGCTCGCGGATGTTACCCTCGAGCTCCTTGGCCTCGGTCGAGTCCTTGCCCTTGGCGATGACGGCGTCGGCATATGCCGTCTGCAGCTGCTTGAGCTTCGAGCGCTGCTCATTGATCTTGCTGGACAGCTGTGCGTAGGCGCTTTCGGCCTGCTGCTCGGCGTCGGCCTGCTTCTCGATCTCGGTGCTCGTCTGGCTGATGGCGGCACGGACGTTCTGTTGCGCGGCTTTAGCCTGGTTGAGCTGGTTGGTGAGCTTCTGGGACGATACCGAGTTCTCGCCAAAGGCGGCGTTGGACGCCTCGAGCTGTGAGGCGAGCGCGTTGATCTTCTGCTGCAGCGTCTCGTCCTGCTGCTCGAGCAGCTTCTTCTTGCGTGTCAGCGCCTCGACCGACGCGCCGGTGTTCTTCATCTGTGCGGCATTGAGCTTGAGCTCGCCACGGAGCGTGGTCATGGTCGAGTTGGCCGACTTGATGGCGGCACGGAATTGCTCGGTTTCGGCCTTGAATTTGATCTCGACCGTATTCTTGCTCGCCACTACTTCTTCGCCTCCTCTCGGAGCTTGTTCTCGACAGCCGATTGCCAGAGGTCGTAGGCGTTTTTGTTAGCCATGACGCTCAGCAAAAATGGGATGTCGGCGTTAAAAAAAATGTCCTCGGACATGCCGAGGACGAGGACGTAAAAGGCATAGGCGTCTTCTACGTCGGTGATTTCAAATTTCGGAGGTCGCGCGACCAGCTTGGATTTCTCCTTGGCGCCTAGTTCCCTTGCGCGCTTTCGGAATGGATCTGAAAACGCGCCATCTCTTTTGGGGAGATAAGCGACATTGCGGCCATCGTGACAGCATTGACGTCGGCGGGCGCCACGGCGATAAATTCGTCCTGTGTGAGCGAATCGGCAAGCGTGCCGTTGTCCTCGATGTATTGGCAGAGGTATCCGCAATACACGATGTCGAGCATCTTGAGCACGTCATCGGCGGCACCAGCCATGACCACATGGCTGAATTGGGAATAGAGCTGTTTATTGAGCGCTCGGAGCTTGATGAGCAGGCCCCACGTGATCGTGAGCTTGAGCTTGGTGCCGTCACTCATCTCGATCTCGGTCGAGGCATTGATATTGCGCTTGGGCTTGGGCATTTCGCGTCCTCCATAAAGTCCGGGGCGCAAAAGCGCCCCGGCATCGGCTAGTTAATCTCCTGGACGAGGTCAGGATCGACCTTGCGAATCTCGGCGAGGCGGTTCTCGGTGATGCTGAGCACATCGCCGACGGCATGCACGCGCTTCGAGCGGCGATCGATAAAGGCCTTGACGACCTGGACTTTCACCTTTTTTGCTGCCATGGCTACTCAGCCGCCTTGACAAGCTCCGGGGTGAAGCTCTCCATCCAGGCGTTCTTTACGTCCTCGGTGGCATCTTCGAGGTCGCACTCGTAATGGCCGAAGCCGTTCTCATCCGGCGAGAATCCGATCTCGACCTCGAGCTCGGCAACCTCCTCGGCACCGTTCTCGACCTTGGATGCGGGGCCGGTGTTCATCACGCAGACGGGCCATGCCTTGAGCTTCTCTTTTTCGTCCTCGTCAAAAACTCGACCGGTCAGCACGAATTCCGGGTGCACAGACGAGCGGCCGTAGGCGGTTACGCCGGGCTTGAGCTTGTCGGACTTCATGGCCATGAGGCGGTTGTAAAGGTCTCGGGGCATGTGCGCGGTCAGCTTGAGCGTGCCGCTACCGGTACCGCGCGTGCGCTTCTTTGCGACCACGCCTCGGCACTTCTTCGTGATCTGGATGACCTCGGTCTCCTCTTCAAGGGAGCCGATGCACCCGATCGGGCACGTCTCGGTGCCGAGCTTCACGACGAGCTCGCGCACCTCGTATTCGGAAAAGACGGTCGTTTTGATTGCCATCTCAACTCCATTCGCTTGTAATTGCCTGCACGCAGCGCTCGACAATCCTCGGGATTACCGACTCGGCGCCGCGCTTGAAAAATTGCTGGTTGCCGGCGTGCCTGTTGGTGTTACTGCCGTCATCCGGAAAGTAGAGGTACTGATAGTTGCCCTTGGCGGCGACCGTCACGGCGAGATTCTCATTCGTGCGGTATTCGGGCCAATCGGACACCTTGGCTGATGCCTTGTGGCCTTTAAAGGTCCTGCCTGATGCATGGATGAGCGGGTTGATGCCCCGGTAGATGACCGGTCCCGCCTCGTTGTGCAATACCTCGTTGATGGCACGCTCGGCGTTGTCGGGATACTGCTGAGCCGCCACGGTGACGGCGGCAAAATCGGCCTCGCCGATAAACGCCCAGCCGCTCACGACTTGACCGCCTTGACGAATCGAAGCGTCATCATCTCAACGACGTCCTTGGTGCCTGGCTTGGTCGTGTAGTAGTAGCCGATGGCGGTGCCGTGGTCCAGGCGCATGCCCGGAATTGCGGTCATCGCGCCGATCACCTCGGCGGCAGCGCCGTCCGGCACATAGCTCTCGCGCACCATCGCGACCGAATACACATTCGTGAAACCGGTCAGGTTGTCTTTCGCGCGAGTCTCCTCGCGCGAAAAGACCGTATAGTCCCACGGGTCGCTCTCGTGCAAACCGGCGGCAGTGCCGTAGAAAACGACATCGTCGACGGTCTCGAGCGCCTCGCGGATGCGATCGAGCGTGCTATCGGGCGTCGACATACGGCACTCCTCCCTCGAGGTAGAGGTACATCTCGGTATTGGTCCTGTCGATGTGGGCGATTCCGTAGATCGTGGCGCCGATGACCGCTTTCATCCCTGGTTTGACCGCCTTGATGTCGTAAGTGCAAATCTTTGCGCTGCACGTGAAGCCGAGGCGCTCGGAAACCTCATAGTCCTGGTCGCGCACCGAGCACGAGCGGAAGAATAGGCGCACGAGCTGGTCGAGGTCGTAGGGGACGCTCGAGTTGCGCTTTGCGCCGAAAGATGACGGCGCGCGAGTCTCGGTGTAGATCCCCACGACGCCGTCGCTATAGCTCGGCAGAGGCCGTTTCTTTAGCATATTCCACCGCCAACCACCGGTCTCGGCACTTGGCGATCTTCTCGGCGTAATTGACCTCGAAATCGTCGAGCGCGTCATTCCATTCGTAAAAGCAGTACGCCAGGAAAAGGGCCTGCTCGGTGCCGCCGTCCTCAAAGGTAAATGAACTCTCGGAGATGCCGAGCATGGAGCGGAGGTCGGAATCGGCCTGCTCCATGATCTCGTCAATGCGCTCATCGATCTCATTGTCACGGTAGGTCACGCGCAGCTTGCGCCGTACTTTGTCGACAAGCGCCATGCGCTACCTCCTCTAGGCTACGGGCAGGTCCTCGGCGGTATCGTCAACGGCGCGGTCCGCAGCGATGTCGGACTGGGCAACGACGTTCGCGGCGGCAGCTGCGGCGCTGACGTTCTTCACGGTCACATAGGCCGGGTCGAGGTTCGAGATATCGAGCACCGCGAAGCTAGTGTTGTCGTATGCGCGACCGGCAGCATGCTGGACGAGCTTGAAGGTTCGCGCGTCGTCAAGGAAGTGGACGGAGTCATCGAAGATGATGGCGCCGTTGCGCTTGCCGCCGACTGCGAGCGTGTAGTCCTCGATGACGCCGAGGACGGCGGTGCCGGACTTTACGACGTTGGACTTGATGACCTCGGTCGGGAACGGGAACAGGTCTCGGACGTAACCGCCGACCTCGGGAGCGAGCACGGTGGTCGCCGGCATCACCTTGGTCAGGTAGTCGACAGTGTTGACGAGCAGCACGACGCTGTCGATGTCGCGCATCTTGCCCTTTTCGGTGAGCGCGACCTTGGCGACGAGCTTGCCGTAATCGGCAGGCGCGAAGGACGTGACGGCGACCTTCTCCTTGTCCGGGTAGCCGGTCGACTGATTAAAGTCGCCGTTGGGGTTCTTGGTCGCGCCGATGGGCATGTTGACGCCGGTGCCGTTGACGATGGCATCCTCGAGGCCGTAGCCGAGTGCCTCGGCCATGACGGCGCGGATGAATGCGTCGAGGAACACCGGGCCCATGTCGAGAAGATCGAGCGGGATGATGCAGAAAGCGGTGTACTTGGCCTGGGTGATGTCGAGGACCTTGAGCGCGCCCTTGATCTCTTGGGTGATCTTCTCGTCGATCTCACCCCAAGCGCCCTTCTGCACCGTGGAATCGTTGATGATCCACTTGGTCGAGTAGCCGGCGTTGGCGAATCGAATCTTGCTGAGCAGCGGGCGGGTCTCGATGAGGTAGCGCAGGACGTCCTCGATGACGGTCTCGGGCATCAGGTCATCGACATTCTCATCTTTGAGGATGTCGATGAAGGACTGCTTGGACTCGGCACCCTTGAGCGCCTGGGCGATGCCGGTGTACCAAGCGGACTCCTTGGCGGTCAGCGTGCGGTAGCCACGGTTCGCCAGGACCTGATCGTCCTTGGACTGGCTGTAGAGGTCGAAGTCGGCGCGGATGGACTCGGCAATCTCGTTGCCAAAGGCATCCCAAGCGCTCTCCATCTGCTTTGCGTCACCGGACTGAAAGGCCTCGGCGATCTTGGACGCGCTCTTGGTGGTCTTGATAAGGCTCATTGAGTCTCCTATCTATTTCGTTCTAGTTGGCAAAAATGCTTGCAAATGCGGCGATTCCGCCGGCAAAAGCCTGCTTCTTGTCGGGATCCTTCTCGGGGTCCTCGGGCTCGTCATCGGGCTCGGCGTCATCGCCGCCGTCCCCATCGCCATCGTCATCGTCCGAATCAGAATTGTCGCCATCGTCACCGGAATCGTCATCGCTATCGTCGGTGGTGTCACCGTCATCGGTATCGTCCGGATTGTCATCGTCATCCTTGGCAGCGGCACGATGCTCGACGGATGCCATGACGAGCGCCATGAGCGAATCGCGCGCGCCCTGGGACGCCTTGTCGCCGCTCTCGAATGTCTCGATGGCGGTGGCAAAGCCCATATCGACGGCATCCGCCGGGCTGATCCACGTCTCGGCATCCATAAGCTCGGTGAGCTCGGCCTCGGTGATGGAGACGCGAGCCATATAAGCGGACTTCGATGCGCTCGTGATGGTGTCCATATCGTCAGCGAGCTTGCGCAGGTCGGCTGCGTTGACTCCCCATGCGCTCGTCCAGGCGTTATGGATCATCAAGAGCGATGCATCGGACATCAGGCGCTCGTCACCGGCCATGAAAATCACGGACGCGATCGAGCAGGCGAAGCCGTCACAGGTGGTGCGCACGCGCGCCTTGTGGCGGCGGAGCGCCGAGTAGATAGCAAGGCCCTCGGCGACCTCGCCGCCGTAGGAATTGATGTGCACGTTGATCTGGGACACGTCGCCGAGCTCGTCGAGCTGCTTGGACAGCTTCGGCGCGCTCATGGCGTCATCGTCCCACCAGCAAGAGCTGATGTCACCGTAGATGTCGAGGTCGGCGGTCGTGCCGTCCTCTGACGTTGTGAGCTGAAAGTATTTCTTCACTACATTTCACCCCCTTGGTTCGCGTCGCGGAGTACATCCTCAACGGCGCCAAGGTTTTTGGTGATAAAGCGCTTGTCGGCGATCGGGTCGCTGATAGGCTCATAACCGAGTGCCTTGAGCACGTCGTTGATGCAGAAAACGCCATAGGACATCAGCTGCGAAGCCGGTCCAGCGGCATCGAAGATGTCGATGTGCTTGATGGTGGTCGTGTCGACCTTGACCTTTGAGCCGGCCATGATTTCGTCGGGCTCGAAATTCTTTCGCGTGACCTCGTCGGAAATCATCTTCGCCTCAGGGTCGACCGAAAACGTAAGCATAGTGTTCACGAGGTCGCCCATGTTGGTCATGTCGCCATACATAATCGATTTCGGAACCTTAAATGCGATGGCGGCGCTGTCGTAAATCTCTTTACGTAGGTCTGAGATATCGGTGGGCTCGACTGCGTTCTCGACCTTGACCGGCTCAAGGTGTGAGCCCTTAGTCTCGAAATATACCGAGTTGGCATTTTCGATAAAGGTCTTGAGATTGCGCTTGAGCATGGCCTCGGCCTTGTCCTCGTCCTTGAGGCTACCGGTAAGACCGCGCTCCATAACGAGCTTGTATTTCTGGCCTGATGTCGCCTTGTATGCCGCCATCGCCGCCGCCATCAGCGTCGAGTACGAGTCGAGCATGCTCTCGACGTAGCACGAGATGTTCTTGTCGGCGAGCTTGAAGAACATACATTCGTTCGCGCGGTACTTCCTGATCAGGTTGGCGTTGCCGACGACGATGCCGCTGAAAATATCCTGTTCTAGTGGATGCTCCTCGCGGCTGTAGGAATCTGCGACATAGAAGCTGTCGCCGACAGGCACGACGAGCGCATCGCCGCGCATGCAGAGGCGCTCGACGAGCTCGCACCAAAACTGTGCGGCATTCTGATTGTTGTTTGGCTCGACGTTCAGGCGATACCAGAGGTCATCGTTGACCTCCTTGCCGTTCTCGTAGACGCGAAAAAGGCACATCGCGAGCGCGTTGGCCTTGTACGAGATGGCGGTCGCAAGCGCGATCGCCTTGAAATAGGTGGCGGCGGCAAGCTCAGATTCGACGCCACTGCCGGTGGCAGGCTCAATCTCAGCCTGCGTCACGCGCAAGCCAAGAAAATCGATAGCTTTCAAACGGCCTCCCCTCTAGAAGGTCATGGTCGGGATGATTTCGATTTCCGAGGTATCAGGCAGGCGGTCGGCCACTGTGAATGCGGCGGCGAGCGCCATGAAGCCATCGGTCTTACGCGACTTCGGCTCGATCTTGTCGTAGCAATAATTTCCATGCGCGGCGGCTGTGAGCTTTACGTTGTTCGCGTACCAGCGCATCATCGGATCGTCTCCCCAGGCGATGCGGTGGTTGATGAGCGCAGAATTGACGATGGGCTGAATCTGCATCAGGTCGGACGGTCGCACGAGCTTGACGGTCTTTTCCTTTGCGGAAAAGCCGATTGAATCGAGCTCGCGCATGAAAGTCGAGTGGCGGTATGAGTCGATGGCACCCTCTTGGATGTCATAAGTGCCCATCTGCTCGTAGAGCCAATCGGTAACGAGGCTCGCGTGAATCTCGACATCGTCGACGTACTCGAGCAGTCCTCGCTTTGCCCACACATCGAGCGGCGCCTTGATGCGTGCCAAATCCTTTGACGCACGGCAGACCCAAGAGTGCTGGATCGCGAAATACTCGTCACCGTCGCGGAAAAGCAGCGCCGCTGCGACGAAGTCCTGGGTTTTCGCGAAGTCGATGCCGAAAACACAGGTCATTCCTGAGAGGTCCGGTAGCTCGCGTGATGCGACCTTTAGGTTGTCGTAGTCGGTGAGCTGGTAATCTGGATTTCCGGCGGGCAGGTTCATGCGCTTGGTCATGAAGTCGGCATTACCGGCTGGATTGTCGAGGAAGTCCTGATACTCCTGCTCGATTTGGCTCACCAAAACAGGAAGGTACGGCAGGCTCGGGTTTGCTTTGACCCAGTTGCGCTTGTCGGAGACCTCGTCAGCCGTGTCGAGCTTGAAGATCAGCGGCAGGAATCCGTTGTCGGGAATCTCGCCGGAGAGGATGCGGCGTGACTTATCAAGCAGGCTGTCGAGCACGCCGTCGCGCACGTCGCCATCGGTCGTAATGTACAGGCGCCGCGGATGTGGCTTCTTGCCGAGACCGGTCGTAAAGACCTTGATGTTGTCAAAGTTCTGGTAGGCATGTACCTCGTCGAAGATGACCATGCCGGAGCGCAGGCCGTCCTTCGACTTGGGATTATCGGTACGGTACTTGATGCGAGAGTTGGTCGACCGGCAGACGATTTCCTCTTTATTCCAGCGGAAACCTTTCTGAAAACGACGGCGCTGACCGGAGTTCTCGAGGATGTTCCAGATGTCATCGAAAGAGGTCTTTGCCTGGTCCTCGGAGTTGGCGCAGATATCGACGTCGTAGTCACGAATGCCGTTGACCTTGGTGGTCGAGCAGAACGCGATGAAGCTGCAGAAACCGTTCTTGCCGGCACCTCGCCCCATGTAGGCGAATTCCTGCGACCATCTCGGCGTGCCGTCCTTGTTGAACACGCACATGAACAGCGCGAATGCGAAAAGCTCCCAAGCGAAAAGGTCGAATGGAAAATACTTCTCGTAGTACCGGTATTCGGCAAGGCGCTCGGTGTCGATTATCAGTTCCTCGTCGGCAAAAACTCGCCTGAGGTGCGCCATGAGCTGATGCTGCTCGGCGCATGCCCTGACCTTTCCGGTCTCGACCATGCGCATGTAGGTCGTGATCTCGGGACAGTTGATGCGCTTGTGCCGCCGCGCTCGTGCGCTAGAACTCACCCTCGCCGTCATCCTCACGGCGCTCGGGGACTACGAGCTTGCAACGCGCGGTCACGGTGAGCCCGAGCGAAGATGCGCACGCCTGGGCCTGCTTGAATGCGCGGTCCTGGGCGATCTGCAGGTTCTTGATGTTGAGCGGGTCGTGCTCTTCCATCAAATCTGAGGTATATCGCTCGTACAGCGATTCTGATACGACGTATCGCGCAAGGCAGTCGGCATCGGGTTGCCCGAAATTGTCGGGCATGAGCGCCGTCAACATCTCGGCGTAGCGGTTGAACTCGTCCCTGATCTCAGGCCACTTGTCGAGGTAGCCCGGCGGCGACACGCCGCGCAGCGCGACCGGCACGACCGACTCGGTCGCCTTGCGGCGCTCCTTCTCGGCCTTGGTCAGATGCGACTTGCCGCGCGCGGTCAGCACGTCGACCGGCTGCTTGTTTCGCCCGGCCATCCGCACACCCCCTATCGCTGATTTTCAAAAACGGAATTTAAAATCCTCTGTCCTATACACCCCCCCGTTGTTCGCCCCCTACGGAATTAGGGGCTATGGGGGGCTGGGGGCCTGTCTAGCGTCAGTCCCAGCGTTCCTTGGTCACGGGCTTGCCCTTGGGCTTGTGCCGCGGACCGTCAAAGCGACCGTGAGCGGCGTTGTGACAAGAGTTGCACAGAGGATGCAACACCTCGCGCCTCGTCCCATCTGGCAGCTCAATGAATCGAGTGAGCGCCATGCCCGGATGCGAATGCACGTGGTACTCGTGGTGCACCGTGTCGGCTCTCACGTAGACGCCGTGGTCCGCGCACTCCTCGCACTCAAAGCCGTGGTCCTCAAGGACCTCATGCCTCAGTGCTTTCCACTCAGGCGAGTTGTAAAAGACATAGATCTTGTCATCGGCATAGAGCTCGCGAATCCATGACGCAAGCGGCCTGTCGCTCGGGACATGCACGGCGCACCTCTGGGACAAAAGAAAAGGACCGATGGCTGCTGTCGCCCATCGGTCCCTCAACTACCACGATCCTCACCAGCGCGGGGCGCGCTGTGGCTGCGCACTGAGCAGGGTCAGACTGTCTCAATGCGCGAATCGCAATGATATCTATAACACCACATCGCGCAGTCATACCGGCTCACATCGGCTCAATGTGGCTCACATCGGCTCAACTTTTGAGATAGTCGGCATTGAGCCCGATGCTGCCGGACATGGCACCGAGACCCACACCGTCAATGGCGTGGCGCAGACCGATGCTGTCGATGGCATCGAGCGCGGTCATGGCACGACGTTTGGCGGTCGCGGGAGAGACGTGACACACGGCACCGCAAGATACCCACGTCTCGGCATTCAGATAGCGCCAGAACAGCACATCTGCGTATTCGCTACCAAGTACCGCAGAAACACCTTCTCGTCCGTTCCTGCCGTAAATGAGAGCCGCACAGAGGTTAAGGAGCTTGGTGTCCTCAGCGAGACGAGCACGCATCATCGATTCGTAGTCGACGATAGCGATTGACGCAGCCGTGCCGTTGACGTCCTTGGTGGCGCCTCGACCGACGCCGGAGATTGATGACGAGCCGCCGAGTGTGCGATGACGCATGCGCTCAAGCTGCTTGGCCGCATGGTCGCGCTCGATGGCAGCGCATCGCGCAGCCTCGAACAGCTCGCGGGCGTTTTGGAAATCGTCTAGCACAGCTCGGCTCCTTTGCGAATGTCGCGGGTTTTCAACAGCTCAAAAAAGTTTTCAACAGAGAAAGAACCAAAGAGAGGACTTCCTTGTGAGGTTGACTCCCGACGCCCGGCACGTCTCGTTAATAACGAGCCGTGCGTCGGCGTTTCTTTTCTTTTCTTTTCTTTTCTTTTATTACAAGCAACGGTTAACCATTGGTTAACCAATGGTTTATTGATAATTCCCGCAGGTAGATTAGGCATTTTCACTCCCCCTTTTTCGCGGTCTGCCGCCGGCACATCCGTTGGCTCGTTGCCTACCAAAGTACAGTGCAGCCTCGTCCACCACAGGTGATTTTATTACACCGTCCCCGAACATATGTATGAGTCCACATTCGGACAGATCCTTGAGGAATTGTCCCAGGGCTGCGAGGTTGTCGCCAAACCAAAGCTCGTCTGCCAAGAGGTACTGGCTCTCGGTATCGAGCACGTCGATGACGTGGCCCTCTTCGGTAGCAAGGCGCTCAAGCAGGCGCATGTATCTGCCGTATCCATCGGGGCCGCAGCGCCTGATGAAACGGCGGCAGGCCGTGGAATCGGCGAGGTGCGCGTCATGGCTGAAATACTTGAGCGGAGCTGCAGCAGCCGCTTCTATCTCAGCCTGTGTGACCTTTCTCCTTGCCATCGGGAAAACTCCTAGTCCTTACGTTTTCTTTCCTCTAGATCGGCGTGTCTCTTGGCTCCCCATTTCGGGTGAACGGCGATGCACTCGGGACAGCGCTTTTGGTTTTTAGCGCGAGCGGGAAACTGCTTGCCGCAGACACAACATGTGGCGATCAGCTTTGTAGTGCGCTCTCCATGCGCCTTGAGTCCCTGCGCGCGGCACTCGGGACACGTCTTTCGGTAACGGTTCTGGTAATCGGCACCTTTGCTCGGGTCCGGCAGGAATGTCTTGCCGCAGACGCCACATGTCCTCGGCACCGACAGCTCGGCCTTGTGGATGCCGGATGCGAGCTCGCACAGCGCCACACATTGCCTGAGCGATTCGGCATCGTGCCAGTCGGGTGTGTCGGCAGAGTTGATGCGAGCCATAAGCCGATGCGGTACGGCGACGAGGTTTTCAGGCGAGCAGTTGAACGGGTTCTTATCAGCGCACACGATGTCGTATCCATCGGGAATCGAGCCGTGCACCTCGCGGTAAACGATGTAGTGCTTGAACTCCCAGTTGTCTTTTGACATCGGCACCACCGGTTCTTCACGCACCTTGACCAAGATGCCCCTCTTGGTGCGCCGCTCGAAACCGATGGGCTTTCGCGGCCTGCCGCCGCCCGGGCGACGAGGGCGCATCTGCCGACCGTTGTTGGCGCGCCAGACGTTGACCTGTCCGCGCGACAGCGGAAACCCAAACTCGGCCTCGAATTGCTCAGACAGCGCCGGCACGGCCTGTCCCACATCATGCTCGTCCATCCAGGCGTTGTAGGCGGGCTCGCGCGCCCAGATGATGCGCTTGGTCATGGTGTCGGGCGCTTTATCGCGCGAATGCCTGAGCCCGAGCTTATAGGCCTTTTGCGCGAGCGCGCCGGCAGTCGGGCGACGCCCGAAACGCTTCTCAAATTGGTCGAGCAGATGCGGAACATGTTCCTTGGCATAGCTCTCGCGAATCCACTCGATCTCTTCGTCGGTCCAGACTCGACCTCCCATTAGAGCAGTCCCTTGGGGATTGTTGCTGTGGCACCGAGCTGATGCTTGAGCTTGATGACGTCGGCGGTCAGGTGTCCGGAGTCGATGATGGTCTCGGCGATGTCCTTGACCGCCTTGGCGCGCTCAATCTCGGCCTTGAGCGCGTCGGTGTCGGACGGGTCGATGTTCTCAAGACGCTCGAGTTGGCGGAAAAGGGGCGCGTTGATATCCATTGACATGATTTCTGTCCTATCTCGTGGTGTTGATTGTCAGAGGTGCTTTACAGATCTGTTGCCGTAGACGAGTGAGCACCAGTCCTCGCCTCGGCGTTCTTGATAGTCCTCGCAGATGGTGGTGTCGCGGACGGCGCGGAGATATGGATCGGGATGCTTGCACCACGACTTGTCATATCTCTCGCGCCACCAGCGGCAGGTCTCGCAGCAGGGCGCGGGCGGGAGCATTACCGGGTTTTCTGCCAGTCGCGGACGCGCTCGATGCAGTCGATGGCCTTGTTCAGGTCGCCCTTGCAATCGCTCTTGTATGCCCAGCGCCAGAGGTATTTGAAAGCATTAGCCCACCAGAAAATGACCATCGGCGGCATCGCCATGCGGGTCGCCCTGGCGAGCATGGCGGCAAGCGCCATGTCGCAGGTAATGAAGCCGTCGCCGCGGTAGTGCTCGGGGGTGCTCTCAAGCAGCTCCTTGTTCCTATGGTCGATGCTCTCGATGACGTCGTTGATGGTCGTAACCCAGGCGCGCATGGCGCGCCTGGGTACGGACACGTTGCCATCCGAGCGGTCCTCAGCCTCGTCGACGAAGTTGAGGTAGGAATTGATGCCACCGAGCGCGCACTTGAGAGTATCGCGCTCGGTCTTGGTAATGAAGCTAGGCACGGTCGGGCTCCTTGTATTTGTCGCAGGTATAGGACGGATTGACGCTCATTACGGCCTTATCGACCGAACAGTAGAGATTGCCGGGGCTGTCGGGATTGGCAGGCGGCGTGAAAGTGTACGGCGCAGCAAAACGGCACATCGAGCACGTCTTTGGCGTCTCGGTCTCGGCGGTCGGTTCGTCACTCATCGGCGTTTACCTTTCTTCTTGGGATTCTTGGTATTTCGGTGCGATCGCTTAAGAGCCCTCTCTCGCGCTCGGTTGGCCTTGCGCTCTGCTTTCAGGGCGTTTTCGGTGATGCTCTGCCAATCGTCGGTGGTGCAGTTGAGCTTGGCGAAGAATGTGGCAGGGTCATCTGGCACGTAGGTCACGCGCATCGCCTGCTCCTTTCTGATCATGCTGAAAAAACCGGCGACAGCTGAGTCCATCGGCGAGCCGAATAAAATTGCATCCTCGTGCATGCTCGCCACCGCATCGGCGAAATCGTGATGCGACGATGTCGCAGCCTTGTCGCACTTCTGTTGCAGTAGCGCGGCGAGCCCGCAAAACCGCTCAAGCTCTTGGCCAATCGGCAAGATTAACTCGCCCTTTTCGACCTTAACGCCAGGACCAACGAAGCCATCGCGCCGGAATCGCTCGGCGAGGTATCTGCTCAGGTCGCGCGCGCTCGTGATGCGCTCCATCACTCGTAGCCCTCGTCATCGTCGCGCGTCATCACGTTCACGAGCAAAAGGGCGACCGCGGCGAATCCAATGGCGAATGCCGTGATTATGACCGGCACGTACCAGAGGAATGCCAGGTGCGCGAAGTAGCAGACCACGGCGGTGATGACCGTGATGGCGATGAGCATGACGATCGAGCCGAGCAGCGCAGCCAGGATGCACAGCAGCTTGGCAAGGCGCTCGAAGTTGCGACGGCACTCGGGGCGCATTAGCGCTCACCTCCCAGGGCGATGACCTGAGCGCGGCGATGCTTGGACAGGCCACCGACGCGGCGGTTGTCGGCGATGGAGTTGGCAAGCATGAACTCCCTGGCTCGGTTGGGTCCGATGCCGGGGATTGCGCGGATGAACTCGAAAACCTTCATGCGCCGCATCACGGGCAGCTCGATTGCCGCGGCAACGGAGAGATTCCCTTCCTTCATCTCGCGCTTGAGGCGCATCCTCGTCCTGCGCGTCTCGATTGCTTTCTGCGATGCGGCGGAGCGCTCCTCTTTGGTCAGCAGCGGAATCGGGTTGGGTATGCCTTTGCCCATCTCGTCCATCTCGGTAAGTGCGTCGATTTCGGCATCCGACAGCTCGTCGAATTCGTCCATTTCGTCCTCTTTCTCGGTGTAAGCAAATAACTCGTTCTTATTTGCTTAGTAGCTGTTACTTAACGTGTTTTTCGTATGTCTAACATGGGTTTTTCCAGATTGTTGAATTGTTGAAAACTAGTCTATTGCAACTCCATTGCAACCGCTATTTCTGGCTGTTTTTGAAGTTTTCAACAGCCTTGTCCCATGCCTTGAGGCCGTCACTGAGCTTGCTCTCCGCCTGCTCCAGCTTGACTATGAGCGCCGTATAGGACAACACATCGTCCTGATGGACGGCAGATAGCTTTCGATACATAACTATTAGGTCGTTCTCTTTCTTAGTGAGCTGTGTGGGCTTCAACTAAACACCTCCTTGAATCGCCTTGTAGAACGTCTCTGCCGCCGCCATGTCGCGGCCTTGCAGCATGTGGCCGTAGATTCGGATCGTGATTGCAGGCGAGGAATGCCCAAGGCGCTCGCTGAGCGTCACCACGTCGATGCCGTGTGCCAGACACCAACTGGCATGCGTGTGGCGCAGCGTGTGGAATGTCGCCTGTCGGTCGAGGTCGAGCTTTTCGACCATGCGCTTGAACCAGCTGCTCAGGGTCGATGGTCTCGCCCATGTGCCGTCGACGCTCGCGATGCCCATGTCACGGGCACTGCCCTTCTTTGTCTCGTGCCATGCCATGAATCTCGCGATGACCTCAAGCTCCTCCGGGACGAGTGAGATGTTTCGTCTGGACGTTGAGCTCTTGGGCTTTTCCTTGCGGTACGGTTGCTCGTTGCCGGGCTCTACCACCGTGCCGCCGATATGGATGTAACCTCGCTTTTGGTACACGTCCTTGGGTCGCACGGCACAGACCTCGCCGCATCGGGCGCCGGTATGCAGCGCGAGCCACGCTGCAAAGGCGTTACGGCGCTCAATGTCGCCCACCTCCACCTCAAATCCCACGATCGGGTCGAGGTAGGCGTTGAGGATGGCAACGTCATCCTCCTCAAGCGCGATCGCCTCGTCCTGGTCGCGGTAGGGCTTGGTAGCGTCGAGCAGCGGGTTGGCCTCCACAAGGCCGACGCTCACGAAGTACCTGTAGGCACCTCGCAGGAATTGGTAGACCGCATTGACCGTGTTAGGACTCAGGGGCTTGCCGTCATGCGAGCCATGGCGCAGCAGAACTCCGTTGAATCGCGTGAAGTCGAGCGCCGTGAGCTCGTCGGCGCGCTTGCCGCGCAGGAACCGGGTGATGTAGCAGCGCAGGAATTGGCGCCACTGCTTCACCGAGTTGGGACTCGCGCCGTTGAGCTCGCGCATCTCGATATAGTCGGAGAGCATGTCGGTCAGCACCGTGGAGCGTACACGACCGTCTGCCGTGAGGTCAGATGCCCAGATCGCCGCGGCGACTCGAGCATCCGCCTCACTGGTTGCCTCTGGGAAAGAGCGGTAAGCCTGAATCTTCTTGCCCTTTGAATCCTTGCCAAGATATATTCTGCTGTACCAGATTCCACGAGAGTCCTGCTTGACTGGGACCGTTGCCGCCATGATTAGGCCTCGGTCTTGGGGCCAGTCGTGCCCCTAATCAGAACGCGCGCCAAGATGACCAGCGGGTCGACCTCACAATTGCTGAGGTCGACATTCTTTTTGCTGAGGGTGACGAGCATGTCGCACGTCTCGGCGATCAGGCTGTAGCACATGCCGCACGTTACGGCGGCAGCAGCGTCTTTCAGTGGCGGTAGATTATCTGCCGCAAAATCCCTTGCGGCGACGGCAATCGTATTGCAATTCGCAATAAAGAGGTCGCTGCTAGCAGTCATCATCGCTCACCTCGATTTTGCCGACGCGCAGGTCGCGGATGATGGTCGGGATGGTCTCAATGTCGAGCGCCTGGTCGCGCTCCATCTGCTCGATTGAGGCCCTGAAGGTATTCTCGATAATGTCGCAGACGAGCTCGCGCGAATCGCGCGGGGCGTCGCCCATCATGACGCCGGCGATCTCCTTGCACAGGGCATCGCAGGTCGAGGAGACGGCATAGGCGATCTCGGGATACTTGACCGGCTTGCCGTCCTCGGCCTTGATTGACGGCATGCAAAGGCAGGCATCGGCACCTACCGCGAGAATCAGCCCGAGGATATAGTCAGTCGTGAGAGTCATAGTTTGATAACTCCTTTGCTTGTCTTTGCCGGAATGGGAACGTTCATTCCCATGACCTGAACGATTTCTGCCGGATTGTCGACCGGCACGATCTTGATATGGACACCGGGGTTTTGCCTGTCGATGGCGACCATTGGCACGACAGTCAGCCACTTTTGCGAATCGTCCACAATAGCGCCAGCACCAACACACTTACTGCCGCGCGGGCGGCTCAGGCCGTCCAGAACCCATTTGAGCCCGCCGTAGACATTGGGAATGTCTCGGCGGCGGTCGCGCTCGATGAATGTGACGTAGACGAGACAATGGGTCTCAGGCGGTCTCCAATCCGCCTGCCGCATGGCGAGCGCGGCATAATCGGCAACGAGGGTCACGTTCTCACGCTCACGCGCGGCACCGGTATAGCGGGACGTGTTGACGGCCTTTATGTACTCATTCCAGCCGTCAACGTGAGTACGCTCGCCTTTGGGACTGAGCCGGTTTGACGGCACAAAGAACTCGAGTGGCCTCATACGAATCGCGATCCGCAGCACGAGCAATAGACATCGTCGCAAGAGACCTCTTGGTTGCACTCGCTACACGTGAAAATCACTGTATCGTTGACAAAATCTTTCATCATGTCCTTGCTCGCCGTGCGCTCGGGCCTGTAGACCTTTCCGCTGGCAACTTTGATAAAGTCAGGGTCGCGCGCACAATCGATTTCAATTGAAAGCTCAGTATCGTCCAGCGCCTGCTTAATCTCGTCTGCCGTCATTCCCATACTCCAATCGCTCGCTTGATTCGCTCGGCTATCAGGGCGCAGCTCGCGCCGGTCGCCACGGGATCAGGAATGTCCCCGAGCGCCGACAGGTCGCCCACGAGCTTTTCGAGTGCGTCGAGGTCGGCCTTTACGTAGCTCGCACCTTCGTACTGGATGATGTCAGGGGCTTCGTGCGCCTCCCTGTAACCGCAATGTGTGACGGCGAGGGCGTTTGTCACACGAGTGGGCGAATAGGCCGCTACCTTAGTATTTGAATCGGTCAGTACGTCCTTGCTGGCGCCGGCTTTCTCGTAGCTGTCGCCCATGAAAAGGATCACATCGGGTGAGCCGTTGGTCGGCCCATAGTCAGGCAAAGACATGATGCATTTTTTACGCTCCATATACCTTGTCCTCCAATGCATTTACTCGGCGCTTGAGCGTGTCGATCTCGCCGCGCATCTTGATAATTCGGTACCTGCTCGTCTCGACAATCGCGTAAATCGGCTCGAGGGTCTTTTTGAGCACGATGAGGAAAACCATTGCCGTCACTGCCGCCGCCGCACTCACGACTGAGCAGATCATTGAGAGCACACCTGCCGGCACACCCAGATAAAGCGCAATCACGACCAAAACGGCAATCGTCGCGAATGCGAATGCGAAGCTGTCAACAACTAAAGATTTCATCTATCTCCTATCCCCACCACTCGCGCATCGGCGGTGATGGATGCTTGTGATTGGGCCAATCGGACTCTTGCACGGTCGGCATCGTGTCGCTGCCTGTCAGGTGAAGGAAAAGATTGACGATGCCAAAATCGGTCTCGACTGGCTTTTCGCTCTTAAATGGGACTCGTCGAGCCGTCGTTTTGTGGAAATGCGTACTCATTGAAAATCCCTTCCGCGCCGATGACTTGAATGGCATCTACGTGGACGCATCGCACGTCTCCGGTCTCAAACATCACGATCGCTCGCGGGTGAGACTCTTGTCCCGCCGGAAAGCCGTTGATAAGAGGCGAGGCCGGATGGGTCCAGGCCTCAACCGCGAAGTCAATGAGCAGCGCCCGCGCCTTTTCGCCTGGCATCTCCGACACGTAGCATGGCGTCAGTTGGTTATTCATAATCAGTCCCCTCAAATGTTTTGCCTGATGAAAGCGGTAGTCCACTCAAAGAATGTCCAGGCACCTGATACCAAGGCCTGTCATCGGCTGTCGCCCACACGTAATCTCGTGCGAACGGAGAGCAGCCACCGTTTCGCTCGCGCCTGAGCGTTTCTTTCTGCCTGATGGCCCATCCGTCGAAATCTGCAGTCGTTACTGTCGCGACGGAGGTTCTTTGGTATTCCCACTTCTCGCCATCTGCACCGGTCAGCTCGATTGGCGCCATGTCATCCATCTCGCACATCACTAGGCGCAAAGATTGAATCGTCGATAACGGCATCGATTTCCGTAACATATGAGCCTGAATAGTCCCTGTATCCAAAGCCAGAGTTGCAGAGGCTTTGACGATGCTCGCGAGTGACCGCACACCTCGTGGCATCTTCCTGATTGGCGAATGCAGTGACCGGCTCATTCCAGGCGTCCTCCCACTCGCCCCCGCAGTCGTTAACGAGATAAAGCTTGACATTACGCTTGCTCATTCGACTCACCCGATTGGCTGCTGTAAGGATCAATCAGATCAGCAAAGCGCAGCTCATTCGCCCTCACGCCTCAGCTTGCGACCACAGTCTGGACAGTACGACGCATCGAGCATGTACAGCGCTGAACATCCGCACTCAGAGCAAGCCGTGCGCCCCTCTTCATCCTCGACGAGGTAGCACGTGTCCTCTCTCACCCACCTGCTGCCGTCACCATCGAGCACAACAACATCAGCGGTCGAGCAATACGGAAGGTGCTGTTCTCTAGCACTAGCCATTGGTAACCTCCGCTCCACATTCCGGACAGTACGTAAACCCAAGGTCGTAAGACCACTTGAAACCGCATTTCTCGCAAATGAAAAAATTGGTATCACCTGTGAGATTACGTGTCATCGGGGGCTCAATTAAATCGGCAAGGCGGCGCATTACACCACGCCAACTCGAATCATCGGCGCCTGCAATCCTGGCGAGCGCGCGCTGCAAACTCTCGCCATCCAGCGAGTCATTTGCCTTACGTCGCAATTCGCCGGCAATCGCCCTTTTGTCATTCGCCGGCATTGATGATCCTCTTTCCACAGTGGGGGCAATTTATTGGCAAGCAGTCCATGACTTCACAAAACACGCTGGCAAGCTCAGACCAAGTCAGATCTGGATTTCTGCGCATCGCGTTGGCAATCGCAGTCGCAACAGGCTGCTCATCAAGCATTCTTTTAACGACAGGGCGAAGCTGGAGCTTTAATTCCTTGCGCTCTTTCTCGGTAAGGACCATCAGACCTCACCTCGAATCGAGTAGTTATACAGGTGACGGTCGTAGCTAATTCCAAGCTGCCTAACAATTTCATCGATTGAATTGGAGAATGGCATTCTCTTGACGCTCGCGACCTGCTCAGTCGTGTCCACAAGGCCTTTTGCCAAGTCGTACCTGTACACGAAGCAAAAGGCAGAGCGCCACTTCGTTTCGATGGCATCCTTACGCTCGAAATGCTTAATCAGGTAGGCATCGCCGCGCTTGTTAGCCAAAACAGCTTCGCGATAAATGCCCATGCCCTCCTCGATGACCTCGATTGAGGTGATCTTGAAAACGCTATCTTTTTCGGCGTAGAAGCAAAAGCCGTCGCCTTTGCAGGTCACTCTCACTTCTCTCCCGAAGCGATTGCAACCGTTGCAGAGGTATTTATTTGCTAAGGTGCGCATCGTGTAGGTCTCGTACTTGCACGAGCCTGGTATGCAATCCTCACTCATTTCGCTACCTCCTTTCTTGCTTTCCATTGCTCGAATTCCTTACGGGTCTCGTCATTAGCAAACCACTCGGTCAGCTCGCGCGTGAAACGCTCGGCGAATTCATCAGCGCTCATAATGTCCCTCGCAAAGCTCGAGCTCGTGGCGCATCATGAGCCAAAAGGCGAGCATGATTGCACCGACCATGACAAAGACGAGCGCCATGTTGAGCACAGTCGGCAGGCTGTCGATGAACGCACAGATCGGCTCAACCATGAGCATGAGCGCAAAAAAGGCAGCGGATGATACAATTGCTTTGGTCATTTTGCTTACCAGCTTTCCTTGACCGTCGGCCTGGTGGTGTTGCAGCACTACTAGGCCTTTTCTTTTAGAGATTGATCGCCACACCGTGCGACACGGCATCAGGTTGGCTACCGGATGAAAGGAGCGATCCGGCTTGCCGTTGAGCCACCTTGCGATTGGCAGGACATGGCACACGTACTGACCACCGCCAAAAGGTCGTGTCGCACGGTGTGGCGATCAGGTAGCGGGCTAAGCCGCCTCGTCCTCAAGGTCGCTTAAATCACATCCAACAATTTCAGCGACCGAACAGACCTCCCTCCAGCGCCAAGACGTTTTCCCGCGCAATTTGTTGTTGAGGGATGTTGTTGAAATGTTGAGCATGTTTGCGAGCGACTTCTTGCTATTGCCGGTCTTTTGGAGCCACACAGCAATCTTTTCAGCAATCTTATCCATATTCTCACCTCCCAGAGTGTCGTATTGGACACTACATAGTGTAGTGTCGTATTGGACACTTTTCAATAAGAAAATTGTCGTATTGGCAACTTTTTTGTTCGGCGCTAAAATATATCTAGGCAAAGGAGGTCTCGAATGTCATTCGCAAAAGCTCTCGATAGAGCTCTTAAGATAAAGGGATTGAAGCCTGCCGATATCGTTAGCGACGAGGTGAGCGCATCGTATATATCGAAGATTCTCTTAGGACGAATAGCTGATCCAACTTGGCAAAAGGCTCTGACGATGATTAAAACGCTCGGAATGACCGTTGATGAGTTCAGTGAGCTTGAAGCTCGATTAGAGGGTGAACCAAATAAATCATGTCTTTCGGGAAAACTTTGAAAAGAGTGATGGCCGAGCGCGGCCTGAAATCAGTTGACCTTGCCGACGAGGTGATAACGGTGCAGTACGTCTCGAAGCTCGTAACCGGCAGAACAAAAAGCCCGACCTGGGAAAAGGCTGTCCATATTGCCGAGAATCTTGGCATGACTCCGTCAGAATTCAGAGCAGTTGAGATTGAATATGACAGTCAAGAGTCCGAAAGAAAAGCTCGCTGAGTGGTCAAGACTCCGCGAGCTTTAGTCCAATTCCAAACGGCAGAACGGACAATCACATTATGGCAGAAAAAGCGGTAATTTACGCGAGATTTAGCTCAGACAAGCAGCGCGAGGAATCGATTGAGGACCAAGTGCGCGTCTGCTCCCAATTCGCGGCATCCAATGGCTTTGAGATTGTAAAGACCTATACGGACGAGGCACGATCTGGCACCAATGCAGCCGGGCGCCCTGGCTTTCAAAAAATGATTCTCGATGCCCAGGCACAGCGCTGGACAAAGGTGATCGTCTACAAGACCGACCGCTTTGCGCGCTCGCGCTACGATTCGGCGGTATATAAGGCAAAGCTGCGTAAATGCGGCGTGGAGATCGTGACAGCAGCCGAATCGGTGCCGGACGGCCCCGACGGCATCATCCTCGAGTCTGTGCTTGAGGGAATGGCCGAATACTACAGCGCCAATCTCGCGCAAAACGTGAAGCGAGGCATGGAGGGCAACGCGCTTAAATGCAAGCACAACGGAGTCTCAATCTTTGGGTATGACCGGGGAGCCGACGGATACTATGCCGTCAACGAGCACGAGGCGGCAGGCGTGCGCATGGCGTTTGACATGTGCGCTGCCGGCGAGACCAAGGCAGAGATCATGCGCACGCTCAACGGCATAGGATACAAGACCGTCACAGGCAGGCCATTCAGCAATGAAGCGGTGAACAGGCTGCTCAATTGCGAGCGATACATCGGCACCTATACCTGGGGCGATTTCAGGAAAGAAAACGGCATGCCGTCCATCATCAACCGTGACCTTTGGGACAGCGCTCATGCGCACATGGCGTCCAGAGGTCGCAAAAGGCGAGGCAAGATGAATGCTGAGTATCTGCTGTCGGGCAAGATTTACGATGCCGACGGCAATCAATTTGAGAGCGATTGCGGCTATGGCGAGAACGGCAAGCGGTATCACTACTACCGCTGCCGCAAAACGAAGGTGTCGATGCGTCGAGACGAGGTTGAGGACAAGGTGATCGGAGCATGCGCGCGCCTGCTCAACGAGAATCCAGACCTAGACGAGCGAATAGTCGACATGGTACTTGCGCGTCAGGACAAAGACGCAGAGCAGGAGATTACCGCGCGTAAAGCCCTGAGCCGCAGAATAACGGACGTTGAGCGCGAGATTGATAATGCCATCGACCTTGCCTGCAAACTCGGCTCTACGGACCGAATGGCGGTCAAAATCAACGGATTGCAAGACGAGCTCACCGCGCTCAAGGCCGAGCTCGACGAGATCAAGCACGGAGCACCGCTCATCGACCGAGACATGATCTTGTTTGCGCTTTACAAGATGCGCCAATCGGACGGTCCCCGCGGGATGGTCGCCGCTTTCGTCGACCGAGTGACGGTCAACGAGGACGGGAGCCTGCTGGTACAGTTCATTTTATGCCGTCCTACCAGTGAAAACAAAAAACCCGAACCCTCCAATGGAGAGTTCGGGAAACTCAGTTGTGGTAGCCCGGGCGTGAATTATCCCGAACTTTTCCAAGTGTATCACAGCGTCAGGATACTGCCACTCAAAGGCGGCTTTGGTGTGCTGCTCGCGGCCTAATAGTTGCTGCCAGGCGTGCTCGCGGCGCCGTCATCAGGGTAGCGGAAAGAATTTTGCCCAAAAAAAATGCCCACCCCGGTAGAGCCGGAGTGGGCGAAGCGCTATTTGCGATTGATGAAGAGGCACATGGCGAGCACGCCGACAGCTGCCCCCAGCTGTGCGCCTAAAAGTACCATGAGGATGTTGCCTAACATATAAGCTCCTAACTAAGCTGCATAGAGCCTGCGCTTGATTGCCTGGGCGACCGCTCTGTTGGTGTCGGGTCCGTGCATGCCGTCGGCGCCGCACGATCCGACCGAGATGCCGTGCTCAATGAGCCACAGCTGATGATGGATGATTGTGCCGCTGCCCATCTGCCTACCCTGAACTCCGTTGAACGGTGGATACGTCTTGAGGCCAATCTTGTGCTGCAGTGCCAGCACCATGTCTGAGCCGACGCCCTTGCCGGTCTTGGTCCATTCGACGCACCCCTGGTCGACAGCCCAGAAATAGTGCTGGTTACATTCCCACTGCCCGGAGATAACGCCGTCAACAGTAGTGCCGAGCTGCTTTTGGATTGCGCGCGTGAATTTGGGGCCCCAGTAACGAACGTCACCGAGATCAGCGTCGGTGTTGTCGGCAACCTCGGTGTTCGTGCCAGAGAGCGTCTTGCCGTCGTCGAGCCAGTAGAGCGTGCCGTCCCACGGATAGGAATAGTACGCCTTGATATTGGACTCACGGCTGTTTTGGTCGCCCTTGGAGCCGGTGATGGTGCCCTTCTCCGAGATGGAGAACTGCGCCAAGAGGTCTCCGCGCATGGATCCGTAAGGCGAGATACACACGGCGGTATGACAGCGCTTGTTGACATAGATGTCTCCGCGCTGAGCGGACTTGACGCCCATCTTGCGCCACCCGAAAAGACCGGTCTTGAGCAGCTGCTCGACCATGTTGCCGGTATAGGTGGCACCGAAAGTGTTGATGCCGACGGCGCGAAGTGCCGTGATGACGGCAGACGAGCAGTCACGGTCACCTCCGGCGATGGTCACGGTCGTGCCGTCAGACAGCCTGATCGTCTCGGTTGTACCGTCGCCCATGCGATTGTATTGCGAGTACCCATGACCGGAGCCGCCGTCATGTGTGACAAGATGCTCCATGACCTGTGCGAATGCCTCGCGCTGGGTGATTGCCATGACTAGTCCGCCTTGATCTCGCCGAGCGCGAGCAGGGCATCGAGCCATTTGTCGGTGATTCCGACACTCTTGAAAGCTGCGTAGGCTACCTGCACGCCGCCGACGCAGGCGAATATGGAGGTCACCCAAGCGCCTGGGTCAGTCGGCATCCCGCTTGCCATTGCTGTGAGCGCGCCACACAGAACCGATACTGCGATCGCAGTCCAGCGAGCGGCGTTGCCGGTCATTGCCTTGGTCTTGATGGCCTGCACGATGTATGGCACCACGAGCACCGTGGCGACCGTGAGGCCAGCCTGAATCTCTGTCATTTCGCACTTCCTATCTCGTGGATTCTTTGTCGTAGAGCAGATCGACCCGGTCGCAGATGTGGTCGACCTTTTGCGCCATGCCCTGGCTGCGCGCCTGACTATGGACCAGGTCTGAGTGGAGGACATCATTTGACGCAACAACGGATTCCATTAGGGTTTTCATGGCCTCCATGAGCGAATTTGACCGCTCCATTTGAGCCGCAATCCGCCCCTCCATCTCAGACCGCTCGCGGTCGCGCTGGGCGCGCTCCTTCACCTCGTCTTGTTTTCGCTCCTCGCGCTTGATGTCGAGGGCGCTTTTTCGCTCGTTCTGCAGCTTGTACTCTTCAAGAAACTGCTTGCCGAAATAAAAGGCGATGAGCGCCAGCAGTACGCCGCCGAGCCACGCGGGGCCGTACGGAACGAAAAGCTTTAGCACTTCCATTCATTCACCCCCTTCGCCCCATCACGGCACTGGCGGGCAATCAGCCAGTGCAAAAGAAAAGGCCCCTTTCGGGGCCAGTCCTACTTGTCGAGAATCTTTTTTACGGACGCGCGCCAGAGGACGTTCACGTCATCAATCTTCCAAGGCTCGCCGGTCTTGGGATTGATCGCCCCATCCTTGATGAGGGTCGCGTAGATTGCTGCCATTAGACTTCACCTCCCGCAGTTGCGATCATGTCGCCGAGTTCGGCGAGCGCCTGAAACGCCGTCTCAAGCTGCTTTCCGTTGTCGGCGACAGCCTGCTCAGTCGCACCGATGCGCTCATCGACCGTGCGATTGCCGGCGATCTGCTGCTCGGCAATGGCATCGAAGTCGGCCTCGATTTCCTCAGGCGTAGGCGTACCGATGCGCTGGAAAAACAGCGTGTTGCAGCGCCAAATCTTGTAAGGCGTGCCGTCCGGACCGTTATCGACGGTGTCCTCGGTGATGTCTTTGCGGAGCCAGATGTTGGCGATGGGACCGTCCTGGATGACCGTCACCTTTGCGGGCTCGCGGTCGCAAAACTCAAGCTCGAATTGCATGAGAACTCCTAAATCTGTCGTGTCTAGCGATTACCTTTTTGGCTTGGCGGCGTGCCGGATAGAGGCCGTTGTCATCGCAGAATCTCTGACTGTCAGTGTGTTTGAACCAACCGCAATAGGCGATCAAACGCCTCGCCAACCTCAGATTCGTCGGCTTTCGGCGGCATCGAAATAGCGCTCGACGCCCCTTGCGAAAGGTCTTGTCGCGGATGGTAATCCGCTTGCGCCTAACCACTGGACCGGCAATGTCCGTCGGCTCATCGTCGGTTGCCCTGCATACCTTCCAGGGCTTGAGTTTTAGCCCAAACTCGGCCTTGAGATACTTCGCAAGGTCACGCGCTGCGCACTTGAGATTTCTCTTGTCACTGCCGAACAGCCAAATATCGTCGACATACCATGCCTGGTGCTCGACAAGCGCGACGCGCTTGCCGCGGCGAGTTTTGTGCATGTCCTCGACATGGTGGTAGCCGAAGCTCAGGATAAGCAGCGCCATCCTGAGCGAGAAATAGCTGCCGATCATTAAGTGACCGTCCGGATACGAGTCCATGATCGCCTTGGCAATACCGAGCACAACGCTCGAGCGCACGTACTTTTCGAGCACGCGCATGACGTCCGCGCATCTCACGGACTCATAGCAGGATTTGACGTCGAGATGCACATGGTAGGCGCACTGATTGACCCACTTCTGCACCGTCGGTGCCGCGCGGAACTGTCCCATACCGGGTCGATTGACCTGCCAGTATCCAGTTTTCGCGCGCATGAGCGAATCGACGGCGAGGTCGACGGTGTAGCCGCAGATCTGCTGCTTGACACCTTCGACGCCGATGTTGCGCAGCTTGCCGCCATCTTGCCTTGGCCTCGTGCTCAAGGGCTCGAATCGCAGCGTGCCGGCATTGGCCTCGGCTACGATCTCGGCGATGATGGCATCGGGCGAGCCGTATTCCTTGTATACGCGCCATTCATTGGTCCGGCCTGATTCGCCGGACCGCCAATTCTCATAGGCCCTGCCGACAAGATCGGCATCGACGGCAAGGCCCTTGCAGTAACTTTTCATTCGACCAGTTCAGCTCTCTGATTGCATTCCGAGCGGTCGGCAAAATGCCTACTGGCCCGGTGGTCTTATATGCCATTTCACTTGGTTAAGCCAGGCGAGCCCGATGCTTCCACCGGGTACGCTGCCGTGCGGGTTTTATGGGAGCTATCAATCAGATTCGCGCGAAGCGTTGTTCCACCTCGTCCTGCCGGGCCAGTTGTTAAGGTTCGCGCGGCGCAAGCCAGCGTTGGAGCCGTTCCTGAGGTTGCCGAAAACCTGGACGAAAGGAATTTCACCTGCATGCACGGCAGGTCCCTGGGTCGTTTTTCAGGGGCGCCGCCCCTCTGCCGACTTACGCCGCCAAAGGCGGCACGTCGGCATTCACCCTGTTTCGACCATTTGGCGAGACGCGCGAAGCGTAGCCCCACCACGACCAGCCGGGCCAGCTGCCAAGGGACGCGCGGCGCAAGCCAGCGACGGAGCCGAGCCCGAGGCTGCCGAAAACCGGGACTTCATACGTATCGGTTTTCTTGCCGCCGTAGTACCAAATGCCGTCACCGACGCCTGCGCCGGTGGAGCCGCCGGTACCGTAAGGCACCAGAGAGCCCTTGCCCTTGACCATCGCCGACGGGTACATCTCGCCAGCGGCAGACTTGATCGGCAGCGTGAAAATCTTGGTGTAGTCGGCGGTCACGGAGGTAGCAGACTTGGACGTGTCCTCGACAAGATAGTAGCCGTAGCCGTCATCCTCGCCCTTGACGAGCTGGTCGCCAAGGATCTCCCATGCGCCGAGCATGACCTCGATGCCCTGGATGGTGAAGGGCTCGCGACCGGACTTGTTGTCGTAGGGCGAGCCATCGCCGACGATGCCGACAGTCGCGCCGGGATTCCAAGGAGCCGTGGAGACGAGCTGACCGACCTCGGTCGAGATGTTGCCGCAGTCGAGCGTCAACACGACATTGTCACCATCGACCGTTTTCTTGACGATATTGACCTGATCCGCAATGTCGTAGGCATCGGCATTACCTCGATCTCGACCGGCAACCTTGGTGGTGCCGACCATGACGGCAGATCCGATTGGCCACTTGTCGGCGACAGTCTTGGCGATGGTGACGGTTGGGGCGCCGGAACCTGCGACCGTGACGGGCGTCTGCTCGATGTGGTTCGAGCAACCGGTGAAATTCGCCTGACTCGACTTATTCGCGTACTTAAGCAGGTTCATTTCATATAGGTAGTCGTAATCGGCAGCGGTAAAGCCGCTGTACTCCCTGCCCTTCTTCTTTGCTGCCTCATTCATCGAGTTGTGCGAGCAGCTGCGGGTCCAGAGCTTGGCGCGTGCGACCGAGCAGGGCTTACCGGCGGAATCCTTGGATGCTCCGAATGCAGCGCGGCACATGAATGGCTCAAGAGTGCCGTCGATTCGCAGCGAGCGGTCCTCAGGCACGTAGCCAACGTGGGGACGGTCGGAGCAGGCAACACGGTACTTGCCGTCAACGATGCCATGGAACACATAGCGCACGGGAGCGAGGGCGAAAACGTCTCGACCGTCCGTATAGGAGAAGTTTCCAAAGGAGCGCATGCCGGTGATATGCCAGGTGCCGGCATCGTCCTTGTAGCCGTTGACGTGCTCATAGCGGAACGGACCGACGCCGGCGTAAGGGTCGGTGCCGGGCTTGAGCAGCGTGGACGGCACCGGGTTGGCGATGTCGGCGTTGGCGAGGCTCTTAGTGAGCGTCTGGACGGCATCGAGCGTCTGGTCGACGGCGTAGATCTTGCCGTCGCTCTCCGAGCTCAGCCATCGCAGGATGGACTTCACCGTGAATTCGCCCTTGGCGGCATCCCACTCGGGGTAAGGGGCAGGTGCGACATTCAGACTCAGGATGGCATCGGCGACAGTGCCAAAGCCCTTTTCAAACGTGTCGTTTGCCGGAAAGATATGATCCATTTAGTCCCCCTTGACGGTCGTATCGACGATGACAGGCCATGTGTCGCCGTTCTCATCGGTGATGCGCTTGAAATACATGCTCTTGTCAGCGGAAATGGAGCCTCGTGCCTCATCTGCCGCGAGTCGGGCGTCGGCGGCGGCGTCCTTCGTCTCCTCAATCGCGGCAGCGGCGCTGTCGGCCGATTTGCCGGCGGCAATGGCGCTCGCGTCGGCGGACCGCTTCGACTGATCAGCAGCCTCGGCAGATGCAGTCGCATCGTCGCGAGCGGCCTTGGCAGCTGCGGTCGCAGCCGAGAGCTTGTCCGACATCTCCATAAAGGAGGTCTCGCGCTCGGCCTCGTTGGCGGCGCGCTGTTTCTCAGCCTCGTCGCGCTTGGTCTCGGCGGCGTTGCGTGCCTGCTCGTCGGCCTTCGCCTGCTCCAAGATCGGAATGTAGACCGTCGCCTGCTGACCACCGATCTCGGCGCTTTGTAGGACCTTGACCAAGCACGATTCGGTCGTGTCGAGATAATCGTCACCTTTGTAGATCTCGTAATACCAATGCGCGAGCCCGGCATCGGTCGATATCTCCGCAGGCAGCAGGTGGCGCACCATTCCGTCGGTTGCCCTGACGATCTCGACCTCAGTCGGGCCAACGAGTTGACCGGCACCGGTAGTGCCGACGAACCGCACGGTGCAGCCGGTGAGGTCGTATGGTGCGCCCTTAGAGACAATACTGACCGTGAGCTCGCGGTTTCCGCGCTCGCCACGGCGCAGCGGGTCCACCCGCTGCTCCCTAAAGGCATTCTCGGGCTTTTTAGTATCGAACGTTAGTTCTTGAGCCATGACGCCCCTCTCTTTACTTGATTAGCTTTGCGATAGCGGCGCACTGTCCACTCGACATGACGAGGACCAGGACGGTGTCACCGACCTTTGCGTCGCAGTAGCGCGAGCAGGCGGTCAAGTTCTCGGCGGCGGAAAGACGCACATGATATGCGCCGTCCTTCACCGCCATGACCTTGCCTCGAACGTGGTAATCGGGCGAGCGCGGCGCTTGACTGAGCCGCAATGCGCGCTCGGCCTCGCGGACCATGCTGTCAGCCATGGTCTAACCTCCTTTATGCTGCGATGACCTGGCCGGTCACATCGACAAGCAGGTCGCGCCTGATGAATTCTCGGACCTTGATGCCAGACTTTGCGGTCGGTGTGCACGAGGTGTCGATCGAGGTGATCGCGCCTTGGCGCTTGAGTCCCGAGTAGCGCACGCCGACGGCATCGTTGATGTCGACCGGCACGAGCAGCGAATTGACCTTGGTGTACTG